AATACCATCGGTTGTGGCTCTACGATATATCTTTATAAAGCCATCACCATCAACCATGATACCAACAAAAGGTACATTGTCTTTAGCTTGTTGTCTTAATTGGATTCCTGCTTTAGAACCTGTGGTGTCAGGGACAAAAGTCTTTAAATAAGCCCTTAATGTAAAGGTGGTAAGGGTTTCACTCCACCCATAGATATATCCTTCATCCTTGGTCGAATAAAAGTCTCCTGAGCCATACATCTCGATAGATGTTCTACTCTTGTAGTAAAAGTATCCTATTTCTCTTGCCATTGTAATTAAGGTATAAAGTCATCCATAAAGAAGGCAACGAATTTACTGAATAATGAACCCGAACCACCAGCTTGTCCAAGGTCTGTACCTACCCCGTTACGATTTTTTTTTTAGAGGAACTAAGTTCCTGATACACGATGTTGTTTTCAACATCAAATAGCGTACAATTTATGGAAGGATTAATCTCGTTGGAGGTGAGTTCCATGAACACAACCTCGGCAGTACAATCTCTTTCATTTAGCTTCATTGACAATGGGAAAAACTTCTTGTCTGCTAATGCACCTTGAACTGGAAAATTATAAATAGCACCATACTCAAGTTGTTCACCAATGATAGTTCCTGTAAAAATGTTACGATAATCAGAATATTGATTAAGTACATTTCTTACCGCTAACTCTTGAATCTTATATCCATACTCCTCATTTCTTTCGTAATAGATTTCACTTAAAGAAAATCCATCTGCAATAATATTTGACTCATCGTTGATATAAGTTATTCCATTTTGCTTTAAGATTGGGCTACCATTATAGACAGTAATCACACTAGGATTAATAGATGTGTCTTTTGGATTTACTGCAATTGTACTTTCTAAATTATAAGGTATAATTGATTGTTCACCAATAGAAACCTCTACGTTTAAATAAGTAAAGATTTGGTTGTACAATCCTGCATAACCTGGGAAGTAATAAACCTTGAAGTAAACAGTACCACTATGAGGTAAATTGATATTTGTTTCAGAAGTAAAATTATTTCTACCCATAGATGGTTGAGTAGTTGTCCAAACACCTCCTGCAAAATACTTTGTAGTGTACCCTGTTTCCTCTAACCTAATCTCAAATCCAATATTTGATAAAACACCTAAGGTGTAAGAAAAGGATTCATCAGAAGCCAAATAAACACTATACTGAACGTAAGCATTTAATTGAGTTAAAGCTATATTCCATTCAGTTGTACTATTATTTAAACAAGGGTAAGCATCACCACTAACTGTAAAACTATTCCAAGACATTGCAGCAGGAGGAGTTCCTGAGGCATTATCTAGGATGGTTAATGTTGCAGCTTGACCTGCTCCATCAGTTTGATATTTTGCATAGGTATAACCTAACCCATCCTTAGAAAAAATATTAAGATTGCTATTTAGAATAGAATCTCCGTTGTAATATTGGTAATCTATTTGACCTTGCTTATAAAACCTTCTAATTTTTCTTTTAGGTTCTGCAATAATCAAGAAATCAGTTCCGTGATAAAATTGTCTGATTGTATTAGTTCCCGTGTAAGAACCTGCATTATTATATTTGTCAGTTGTGTAATTACCAAATACTAAATCTTTTAGTTTAATAATAAACCATTGACCTTTATTTTGATAAATAACCAAATTAAAAATATTACAAATGCTTTTAATGATATTATCAACTGAAATAGGTTGATTGCCTTTTTCTCTAAAGACATTTATGTATGTACCTATAACATCTATAATTCTATCAAAAGATTGGTAGTTCTTATTTTTTAACTTTAGTAAAATGTTAAAATTGTAATTATACCCAATAAATCTTAAAGCACTTGCAAAGATGTCTTTAAATGAATTTATGCCGTATAACTTTCTGCCATTGTTTTCTTTTAAGATAGCATTCTTAAATGCACTTAATCCATCAATGGTCTTAAACTCAATTGCAGGATAACGTAAGAATATATCTTCTTCACATAACTCAGGAGAAACAAATCCTGTCCAAAATAAAACACCATTACGATAATATTCTAACACATATTCTTTTTCATCCTCACTAATAATACTATCCATATTGATAGCACCACCTAATACTTTAAAAGAAAGAACACTACCTTTAATTGGGTAGAATATATCATCGTCAGCAGTAGGATAATCAATCTCAACGGGAGTAACTTGCCCATAAGGAATTGTTATTACTGAACCCGAATAACTCTTTTGTAGAATTAAAACCTTGCAACTAACTACCTTAAGTGCTTGGTCTTTAAATGGCTTACAAGTACCATCAAATTCAAATTGATATTTAGTTCCGTATCCTACCATTATCTACCTGTGACTCTTAATACTGTTTCTAATGATTTATTTATTTGATAACCTGTTTGTGTTGCAGTAATTGAACCTGTAAGGTCAATAGCTAATCTAACAACTTGGCCACCATAAGTTTGACTTCCGCTTTGGTAAGTTGTACCACTTTTAATAGCAGATGAAGTAGCAGATGACATACCCGAAGTGGATACACTTGAAGCACCTTTTGCTTGGATAGCTTGTGATGTTTTCTTGCCTACATTTTGCATTGCAGTACCAATTGCTACTGCTGCCATACCAATACCAATCAATGCACCACCACCTAATCCTTTAAAGGCATTCTCAATAATTAATTTAACGATACCTGCTTTAATTGCCGCCTCTCCTACTTGCACCAAGAATCCACCAATAGCATCCAAGAACATTGCACCTAAAGATGCAAAAGCATCTCCAATACTTAAATCTCCTGATATTACACTACCAACTATTTGTGAGAATCCAACTGCTAATTGTGTTGCTACTTGAACTTGTGCAGCATAAACCTCAGCACCAAATCTTTTAAGATTATCTGCTTGGCTTCTAATTCTTGCTTCGTCAAATCCAAATTGTATTTTAGTTGTATCTAATGAAGGTTCAAAACTTTCAGCACCCTTTTTATTTATTTCAATGGCATTATTCATTGAATTAATCAACAAATCTTTGCCTCTTTTAGCATAAAGTTCTTCTAAGAAAGCCCTTTGTTTTAAATGGGTCTCCTTTAATGCAGTTGTATCAATACCAAATTTATCGTATATCTTTAATTCATCTTGCTGATTAATATATAAATCAGCTAAACTTTTATCACGATAATTTTTTTCAACATCTTGAATTGCAGAATAACCTAATACTGCGTTATCAAGTAAATCTTTATATTTTTCTTTGTCTTTTTTAAGTATAAAATTTCTATTAGACTCGTCTACTTTACCTATTTGAAAAGGTATTTCTTCTTCAACTTTTGGAGCAGGCCCATCTTTTCCTGGAGGCTTATTATCAAAATTTACGTTATTTAGTTTAGCGTATATTTTCTCTAATCCCTCTAATTCCTTTCTTAATAAAGTTATTCTTTTTGTTGCTTGGTCTTGAGTATAAATTCCTAAAGTAGGATTAATAGGATTTTTTTGTAATTCTGAAATTTGACCTTTTAACTTATTAATACTTTCTGCAACAGATTCAATTTTAAATGAATTTAGGGCATTGTTAGCTTTTGCAATAGTTTCATCAATTGCATTTCCAAAATCATTAAATTTATCAATTGCGAAACCCAATGCTAAAGCAATAGCAGGTAATGCTAATAAAATCCAACCAATTGCATTAGAACTCATTAATGCTACCATAGCAACCCTAACTGCGGCAATTGCTTTAGATAAATTAAGCATTGCAGTAATAACCCCACCTATGATAAATGTAGCTGGCCCAAGTAAAGCTAAAAAAGCACCAATCTTTACAATAGTGGTTTGAGCCTCAGGAGATAATGCTAAAAATTTATTCTTTAATGTTTCAATCGTTGCCGATAAATAAACAAAAAAGTTTTGAACCCCACTTGCATTTGCTAAACTTTGACCAATTTCTGCAAAAGCAAAAGTTATACTTTCTGACAATTTATTAAATTGACCTTGTAATGTTTGAGATTGTTTATCAAGCATTCCGTAAAACCTACCACCCTCACTTGTAGCATACTTCATTGCATCTGCAACTTCCTGTACACTAATCTGACCATCGTGCATTCTCTTTGTAAGAGAAGCCATTGATTCACCTGTTTTATCTGAAATAGCTTGCAGAGGATTAAATCCTGCGTTAATCATCTGACGAGTTTCTTGACCCATTAAACGACCCGCTGCATTTACTTGTCCAAATGCTAAAGCTAAACGAGAAAACTTATCTGAATTACCGCCTGATATATCCCCTAATCTTTGAGTTATCGGTATAACTTGTTGAGCAGTTAATCCGTAACCTAATAATGTTTGAGCACCTTTTGTAATGTCTTGGAACTGCATAGGTGACTTTAAAGCCATATCCTTTAATTGACCAAGCATATTCTTGGCAATTTCTGCTGAACCTGTAAATACTTCAAATGATACTGCTATTTGCTCAAAACTTGCAGCATTAGTAAATAATTGTTTGCCTAATAAAACTAAAGGGGCAGTTAATCCAACGGTTAATGAAGAACCAAACGAAGATAATTTAGAGCCTAATTTGTCTAAAGAACTACTAAGAGATTGCACTTTGGTAGCATTAGAACTTGCAGTATTACCAAGTCCTGCAACTGCTTGTGACGCTTGGAGACAAGCTGCTTGTAACTTGGAGGCATCCCCTGTAAATTCTACACTATGTATTACCGTATTGTTTGCCATTACTCAATTGAATTAATCCATTTTTTTACTATATCATCCGAAAGATACTCTTTTTCTTTTGTTTTATTATTATGCTTTCCAATGTCATCAATCCACAATGGCAAAATCTCCTTTGGTTGTTTAACTTCTTTACCACCCATTGCTGCTAATGAAGCCCACATTTGATGTCTAATCATATTGAATTGAAGTGCATTTCTATATTCAAATCCATACTCATAATCAAGAAATTGACCAAAAGTCATTTTTCTCCACTCCCAAGGTTTAAGTCCTGTCCGATTAATTCTACTAATAACTGAACTCCAACTTACTACCTCTTTTTTTTTACACTTGCGGAGGCAGGTACTTCTAAATCACTTGGCATTAAATCAGAATTAATCCAATCAATAACTTTAACAACAGTTGTTTGAACTAACCATTTAGTAGCAACCATTCTTGCACCCTTTTGCTTTGCAATTAAATTCTCAGCTATCTCATCCTCACCGTTACAAAACAACCAATAGATATGGCCACTTAACATCATATCTCTTGTGATATTTATTAACTTGTTGTGGTCATTTTCAAACTCCTTCATATTAATTAGGTCATTAAAATCACCACCTAATTCTTTTACATAAACATCGTTTATGCAACCAAGTGAAAAGTCAAAGTTAATTTTCTTTCCTTCAAATGTAATTGTTCTCATTGTTTTTGTGTTTGTGTTAAAGCAAAAAGGGCAGGAATAAATTCCCACCCCAAATGTAATCAAAAATTGTTATTATTAAACACTTGGTACTACACCTTTGCTCAAAGTACCTGTTCCAACTAACTTAACATCACAAGTAGCAATTGTTTGGTCTGCTGATTTAACAGGCTCAGACTCAATGTACGCTTGACCATACAAAGTAGTGTCAGTTGCAGTAGAAGTCTTAAATGTAACGTGTAATTCAGTTTGGTCTAACCAAGCCGTTAACAACGCATCATAAGTGTAAGATGTAGTAGGGTCAGCGTAGTCTAATAATACTGATGCTGATAATCCCCATGACTTACGACCTGGAATTTGTGTTTTCCAAGCACCACTATCTTTACTTGAAGTTTCAATCATTGTAGTTGAAAGTTCAATATCGCAAGTAGTTTCATTTGTTAATAATTTACCACCTGCTCCAGCAGAACCACCGATATAGATTCTTAAATCTGTTCCTTTTACTAATGCCATTTTATTTTTAATTTAATTGATTTAATAATTGACTAAATATTATGCTTTCTTCAACTTGCCAACCTGTTGGCAATTGTAATATTAATGAATTTGTTTGATATTCACAATTGATGACTTGCCAAGTTGTAAGGTATTGACTAAAGCCATAAGTGTTGTTTGATGTAATAATTCTACCAATAATTATGTTAGCAATATCATTAACTTCTTTTTTACCTCCTTCTTCGGAAGTATATCTTTGAATAATACTAACTTCTATATTTGCATCCCTCATAAAGTTATCCTTAGACCTTTCGCCTCTTGACATTTGAGTTCCTAAAATAATAACAGGATAAAGTGCTTCAGATGGCACTATTTCATCATAAACACCAACTGCTTGACCATTATAAGTAATGCCACTTAATGCTTGATAATAAGCCTTTCTTAAATCATAATCACAATTCCTATTTATCATTTTATTAGATTTTTAACCGCAGTAATATTCTTTTTATCAATTGCCCTTCTTCCTAAAATAAAAGCATTTAATAAATACTTTTTTTGCCGAGTATAGTTTTCGGGGTAATTAGTTGTTTTAAATGTTTCAGCATACCCACTAAACTCTGAATACTCACCATCAATTCTTAATCCTTTACCTGTACCAAACTCTTTGTATGCAGCATAGTATGCTTTAAAACCAATAAAATAAGAAACCTTTGAGCCTTTTTGAATCCCATTTTTAAAAAATGAGCCTCTTAATTTACCTGTTTTATAAGGGGCATCTCTCATAGCCCTTTTCTCAACTTTATCAGCTTCGTCATCAAGTATTTGAAAAAGGCTATCAACACCTTTTTTAGATGCACGTTCAAACTTATTGGCTAACACTTTTGTGCCTTT